ATGCTCAAGAACGGTATGCGTCCAATCCATCCGGGTGAAATCCTGCGGGAGGAGTTCCAGAAGGAAATGGGCTTCAGCGCCGCGGCTCTGGCCAGGGCGTTGGGTGTAGCAACGCCAACCGTCAACAACATCCTGCGCGAACGGGGCGGTGTTTCCGCCGACATGGCACTGCGCCTGTCCATCTGCCTGGACACCACCCCTGAGTTCTGGCTCAACCTGCAGACGGCCTTCGATCTGCGCACAGCCGAACAGCAACACGGCGATGAGATCATCGGGTCGGTCCAGCGTCTGGTCGCTTGAACACATCCTGATCAATAAACAGGGGCGCCACGGGCGTGGCGCCGCGAGGATCGTTCCCGCATAATCCCGCGACTGACATCGAAAAACGGAGAGATTGGGGCTACTTGCAACCCCAATGTACACAATGACCTACACGCTCTACGGCATCAAAGCCTGGGACGCCAAGTTAAACCGACTAAAGCCCAGTTAAATCAATGCCTTAAAGCAAATATGGCGCATCGGAATTGCGCCTTTTTTGTTCGTTTCGACCCCAATAGAATCAGGTGTTTACGGATGCATTTTGGGGAAGATTTACGCAACGATATCCTTCCCAGGCGTTCTGCCGACCAAGATCCGTCCGTGATCTTGATCTGAAAAATTCTCAAACCGAAACAACTCGAGATCCCAGGCTTCCTCATGCTCTAGCAGCGCCCATAGCCGTGCGGCTTCTGCCAGCTCAAGCATCTCGCATAGCTCACCGGCGTCGATCTCCCGCCGGCGGTGAGCCGCCTTCGCCATCTCTGCCAGCACAGCCGAGCGGCCGTCCGGATCGGTCACCAGCGCAAAACGATCATCAAGTTCAGCGACCCACGCTGGAGGGAGTAGGATGGCCATAGCTCACCATTACTGTATATAAAAACAGTATCCTACTCATAACAACCGGCGCCGAGCAATCCAACTCAGCCGGATGGCAGAAGCGCATCGTACTCTCGCCGGCACTGCTCCCCTGCTATTCGGGATTGGTCATAAGCCTTCGCCAGCTCTCGATTCGTTTCGACAGACCGTGTGAGCAGGTCGGAGAGCACCATGGCGGCGCGGGTGGCTGCCTGGCCTCGGGCGACAGCGGCGGTATCCGCGCCGGGGCAACTGACGGCGGCGGCGAGCTTGGCGCCTTCGTCGCGCAGCCGCTGGCCAGCAGCATCGGCACCATCAGCGCCAGCACTCGCAATCGATCTTTCTTCATGACCATGGACCCTCGCCTCCTCCTGCGCCTGGGCGCGTTGATGTTCCTGCTGACGGGCGCCGCGCTCACCGATAACCTCGGCAAGACGGTCGCCGCTATCGCGCTTGGCCGACACTTGGCCAGCCTGCGCCTGTTCTACACTCCGGCCGTGCTCGTAGGCGCCCCAGTGGCTGGCCACCAGGACCACGGCAGCCGCTAAGCCAACCCAAGGGCTCATGCCAGGGCCCGCCTGATGCCCTCATCGATCAGCGCGGACGGATACGGGTTACCGCCGTTCTCATGCACGATGATGCCCACCACCAGCTCGCGCAGGATCTGCGGCGTGGAAATGTCGATCGAGTCACGCACGCCGACGCCTAGGCGCTTGGCAATGGCCTGCGCGTAGGCATTGGTGTCGTTCTCACTCGCCGGTGCCCAGCGGTTTATGAACTCCAGCGGAGTGTCGATGCCAGGCCGACCAACGCCAGGCATCCCATCCTTGCCCCGGTAGTTGAGCAACAGCTTGCCCAGGGCTCGGATACCGTTCTCGGCTTGGTCGAATCGGGCGAAACGCGGCTTGCCCACGCCCACCTCCAGCCCGAGCTGACCCTGCCAGGCGTTGCGTGGATTGAAATCGATGTTCCCCGGGTTGTTGTTGCGGATACCGCGTGCAGTCATGGGTTTACTCCAGGCGAAAAAAAGCCCGCTCATGGCGGGCGCTGGGTAGGTCTGGCTCGATCAGTTCTTGTTCCACTGGATACTGGTCATCGCTGCAGCAGGTAGCGCACCAGCGGAAACAGCCTTGATGCGGCCAACCGCCTCATTTACATGGGGGGCGAGGATCAGTTCTCCATTGGCGGCCTGGGCAATACCGGCAAACTTGACCACGCTTCCCAGGCCAAGAGGATCGCCCTCTTCATAAGAGTCGGTCGCCGGGTTGTACCAACCTAGGCGGTCGTAGGTTGAAGGACCGAAGAACACCCGCCCATCCGGGACAAGTGCGGCATTTCGGAACTTGGCGCCGCCGGCAGGCGCTGGAACGGTGTAGAGCGTGTTCGAGCGCCAGCGGAAGATCGCAATCGTAGCGGCAGTGTACGGAGCGCATACCACGTCACCGTTCTGAATCTTTGCAGACCCGTAGTAGGCAGCCGAGGTAATCCCGGTGACCACTTTGGTACAGGTGTTGGCGATCGGGTCGTAGATGACGAATGCCTGCGCACCGTAGGGGATCAACAAAATCCGGCCATCTGGCAGCTCTTCGGCACCACTGAAATAGGTGGTCGCCGCACCTCCATGCGCAGGCCCTTGGGTGAAGGTATTCTTCACCACATCGTAGATGCCGATGTACGGACTGGTGCCAGGTACCAGAATGACCTTGCCCGTCACGCTGGAAACGATCGCGCCGTGGTAACCGGGCGATGAGCCAAGATCTGGGCCGGTGCGGAATTCGTTCCGAATGGTGTCATAGAGCCCGATCGTGGGCGAAAGCAGCGGAGACATCACTACGATGCCGGTTTCGGCATGAAGGCATCCACCGCGATAGCGGGCGCTTCCAGTAGGAACTGCGGGGCCGTCCTTGAAGGTGTTGGTCACCGGATCATAGAGCCCGATCAGGTTCCGGCTGTAGGGCACGAACATAATCAGCCCATTGGGCAATACGATGCAGCCGGCGAACTTGTCGTTCGCCACCGCAACGGATGGCCCGGCTACATAGGTGTTCGTTTTCGTTCCGGAAAAAGCCTCAATAGCCTTTTTCAACTTGTATTGATGAGGGAAAAACGGCGCCACCTTATGGTTGTAGCTCGATACGCGCATGCTTGTGTTCCTTATGGATTAAAAGGGTCGCTGACGGTTTTGATCACCGACACACTGGTGCCGGCCACGACCTCCTGCTCAATGACCCTGGCAGTGCGAATCTGCCGCTTCGCGGTCCGTTCGTTGTCATACGCGATGAGGATCAACCCATCGTCCCCGAAGGTCACAATCGGGTACGTGACTTGCCCAACGGAGTTGGGCTCCAGCACCACTTTGTGAGGCCAGGTGACCCCCTCATCATCCGATAGAGCAAGCGTGAGGGTTTTCCTCTCGATATCGTTGTTCCAGCAGATCAACAGTCGACCGCTCGGAGAACGGCCAAGCCAGATCCGCGAGGACGAAGAAGGAGCCAACGCCAGGTAGTTCACCCAAGGCGTCCAGGTCTTCATCATGTCGGTACTGACCGACATCAGTACCCCAGAATCTCCTGGGTTCCAGCGGCACGTCGCCAAAACAGAACCATCGGCCCGCTGCACAAATTCAGTTTCGAAGAAACCGCTGTGCTGACTTCCGTTGTTGGGCGGAAGCTGGGAAATATGCTCGAGCTTCTTGTTTCGCCAGTCGAACTTGTAGATATGCGGCCCCACATAGTCCATCTCTCGAGGCGGGTACAGTGCATTGGATCTCCAGCCATCTACTGCCAGATACCAATCACCATTGACCTGTACCGGATGGCGAGGGTCGCCGAAATACGATAAACGGAAGGGAACACCCCATACTGGGAATTCCGCGTTAGGGTTGTGACAGATAACGGCCCAGCACCCACCCACGCCATCCATGAGTTTGTTGTTTCCGAAGACCCCGAAGAACAGCCACAGGCGACCATCCGGGTCTTTCCACAACATAGGGTCAACGATGTGCTTGTCTCGGCCGGCGCGCTGAGCGATCGGCAAGGGGTTCAGCGGGTCATCTGCTGCGGTAAAGGTAAAATAGCCGTACTCTTCGACGGTCTGACCGCCATCATCGGAGTAAGCAAGAACCGCGAAGTTGCCAGGCCCCTCTCCTGCCAATTGGTTGTCGGCCCGCCATGCCAGCCAGTAGCGCTCGCTGCCGGTGCGCTCAATGGTTGCTGTCGCCTGATACAGCCTCCCCGACAGCCGATAGTCAGGGTCGTTGATGTTCCGTTCAAGGCGTGGAGGCGCGTCTACGTAAACGCTTGGCGGGCGCTGCTCCATGTTCCAATCGATAGAGAAGTCGGTTTTAACCTTCCGGTTCTTCGTGTCGATATGCAGGGCAATCGAGCCATCCTGCAGGCCAAACACTAGCGCGCTGTCGCTGACTGGAAGCGTGTAGATCTCTGGATATTCGCGGCGATCGCTGTGGCCTTCGCTACCGTCCATGATGTCTACCGACCGACGCAGGGCCGAATTCACCACCAGGTGGTCCTGCTCGGTATCAACCCGGAACGGCTCTCTGTCACCCGCGATGAAGACTGCAGCATCGGCCCGTTTCAACGGAAGTGAAACCAACATCTGCCCGCTCTGCGCATCCATTACCAAGTCACCATCTCCTGAAAGCTTGTCGGCCTCACGATAGAATTGATCATCCACCAGAGATTTGATGGCAGGCTGGCCGGCGAACCGACGCCAAGCGCCAGAGCTAGCACTCCACGAATACCAACCGTTCAGGTTCGGGTCTTCGTCTCCGTCTACCACCGCCATGACCGCATCGCGGGTTTGTGGGTCCGCCAGCATCTCGGCGTACGTGTCATACCGCTTGTTATTAAGGTCGTCGCCAAGGCTGGCAGCGGTTTCCTGCATCTCCTCGATGGCTGCATCTGCCTTTGAGTTAACGGCCTCCTTGGCGGCATCGACTGTTGGAGCGACTTGCTCTTTCGAGTCGATGACCAAGTTATGAAATGCCTGGTAGGTGTACCGTGGGCGACCGAAACGATCGACAAAAGTGTCTTCCAGACTGGCCATGCCCTCATCAAGCGCTAGAGAGTTATCGTTGAAGTCTCTCGGGTCGCTGCTCGGGGCGGGGTTATTCGTGTTGTAGCGCATGGGATCTCCAGGCACAAAAAAGCCCGCACGGGGCGGGCAGGCTCGATAGGATCCGGATTGACCGGCTGAATCTCGTTGCTGGTTCGGCTATGCGGCAGTTCTATTTGGGTTCCGGCCATTCCTTGTTGATCGCCCAATCAATGATTGGCGCACCTACTACGATCTCTGGGAAATGCCCCCATCCGCCTTTCAGGATCGGTCGCTCCCAAAGCTCAAGGCTTGCCGAGAAGGACCAGCTACTGACTCCGACCAGGACGGGGCCTTCGTAAATGTCCGTAAACCGCGCTTTATAAGTGCCAATCCCACCCGGTACTTTCAGCGGACATTCAAACCACTGACTACCGGACACCAGCTGATCCTCGAACCAGGCCTCGAAGGCCAGCGCTTGGGCATCGCTGAAGATCCAGCGCACGGCGGCGACAGTCGGCACGCTTTTGTAGAGACGCCGCTGTACAGAGCGGCCGCTGACCTTGTTGGACCGGCGTATCGGGCTGACCGGCGTGAAGCCGTAGCCCTCACGTAACGGCAAGGGCAACGATTTAGGGTAAACAACCATGATCGGTCCTTATGTCGGTGCGAAGCCGTCATCGTCGGCGTAATAGTCGTCTCGGTACTCCAAGGCCGTGAAGTCACAACTGCCATCGTTGCCGGGATTGATCTCGCTCATCATTGCGCTGTAGCCCACCTGGGTGGATGCCGCGAACAGCAGTCGGGCCGGCTCAATCGACAGATCGGTCACCAGGTCGAAGTCCAAGTCCGTCGCAGCAATGCTCATCTCGTACTCGCTCACCCGGGTTGGCACGATCAGCGGGGTTGCTGAGCCGTCGTGCCGGCGGATAAGGATGCGCGGGTTGTCCACGTTCCAGTCCAGCGGCTCGGTGACCTCAAGCACCACACGGTCGCCGACCACATTGGCGCCGACGATGAGTGCCGACTGGCTGGTGCCAGGTATGTCGTCGGACAGGGCCATGCGATCAAACCGCTCATAGCACAGCACCTCCAGGTCGGTGGTGCCCGAGTACGACCAGCGCTGCGACTGATGCTTACGCAAAACGCGCATGCCGATCCGCCAGGCGCGGTCGCGATCAAGAACACCGTCCAGGGTGATTGCATCGACCTTCAGGCCAAGGCTTTCTCCCAAGCGGCACGGCACGGTTTCTTCCGACCAGGTGCGGGGGTCGACGTACTTCACGTCCACCCCGTCGAAGTCATCCTGGCCCGGAGCAGTGAACGAGGCGGTCAGCTCGTCGGTCAGCTCATGATTGGTGATGGTGCCTCGTACGGGCTGCACACCTTCCCGGATCGCACTGATCAGTCCCTCTGTAAGCGTGAGGTGGCTCATCCCGGCAGCGAAGATCGTTTGCAGCACCTCGCGGACCGACGAGGCCTCGGTGTACTCGAGGTCGAAGGTCTCGCCACGCGGCGTCCAGTGTGACGACTCCAGTCCGAGCAGTTTCGACGTATCAACCTCGTCGGCCGGAATCCCCAGGCTGCCCAGGACGTGCAGCGCAGCACCGCTGATCGAGCGGCCAGCAAAGCCCTCGTACAGCCGCTCAGCAACCAGGCTGACGCGCCGATCGGACTGAGCGCCCAGGCGGTCGCCGGTCCTGATGGAGGCGGTGAAGATGGTCACCCCAGGGTAAACGCTGGGGGCTTCCAGCTTCGAGCGCAGCCCATACCAGTAGATGGTGTCGCGGGTATTTCCGCCGCTCTCGGGCTTTTCTCGCCTGACCCGGTACTGCGGGCGCATCTTGTACGGCAGGGTCTTGCGGAAGGTGAAGCCGATGGCGTCTTCGGTGTTGCTCTGCAGGTTGTGCACCTCTCGGGTCCACGCTCCGCCAATTGCCGCATCGCGCCACTCGACGAACACGTTCAGCGAGCCCGCCCGGCGGTGGCCGTTGCTCTTGTACCAGGCCAAGCCGCCGGGCAGATAGAAGTCGTACTCGATGGTGTCGGTCAGCTCCTGCTCTGGCACCGCCATGAACGGCCCAAGCCAGTCCAGGGTGGAAGCCCCGTCCGCACCAAGCGAGAAGTCCAGCAGCGTGCGCACAGTGAAGCCGGCCCACCCGGTGTCGACCACGCCAGCATCGGTGAGACGCTGCACGGTCATCGTCAAGCCGTCGATACCGGTGATCGTGAAGCGGTGGCTGCGATATCCCAGGGACAGGCGCTGGGAGCCGTCTTCAAGCCCGGCGAACGGCGTACCGTTGTCGTAGTTGAGCTCAATGTAGGCTGGCTGCTCCGGTACCCCGCCGGCTGATGCCGAGCCCACGGTGTAGACCGGGGCCACGCCGAACACTGCCACGGGGGCATTCGACTGCGAGAGGGTGCCGCCCCGATAAGGGCTCGACGGCTCAGCGATCAGCAAGCGCCCTGAGTTGTCCTGGGCCGTCAGCCCCATCCCATCAAGCTGGGAGGTGATGGCGGAGACCAGGCCGCTCATGTTCAAGTAGTTGGAGGCCAGCGAAATGGTCCGTGTGCTGCCTCGGTAGGTGATAGTCCACACCGCCGGGGAAGCCGTAAAGTCGTAGCTGGTCGGTGCCGCGCTCGCCTGCACGGCTGACGGGCTACCGCCAGACCCGGGTACCGGCGGCACGTAGGGCGAATAGTTGGCCACCACCAGGTCGTAGTCCACGTCGGTCGATAGCGTGACCTTCATGCCGATGAATGGCCCCAGATCCCCCAGCGGGCCAGAGATGCGGTCGTACTCGCCAACGCTGGACACCGTGTAGCTGTTCGGCGTGCGCATGGTAATGGTCAGGCCAGCCGCCCACTCTTCGGGGAACTCGGGATTCTCGCCTGCCAGGCTCACGCTCAACCCGCCCAATACCAGCGCGTCGGCAATTACCGAGGTGCCGCCAGTGGCCGTGGAAGCGGTGTCTAGGCCAGAGGTGCCGGCATCGGTGCCGCCCACCTCCCCTACCGAATACCAGTTTTCCGACCGGAGATCGCCGGCAAGGCTCTCCCCCGGTCCGTAGAACGCATACGACACATCGGCGCCGAAGGCAGCCAGCGGGGTATCTCCGATCTTGATGCTGCTGGGCAAGATCGAGTGCGAGCCCGCTCCCACGCACAAGCACAGGCTGGTGTGAAGTTCACGCTGGTTCACGAAGCGGGAAACAGGCTGGACCACATAATCCGGATATACCTTGTACCGGCCAAGGATCTCCCGCACCGGCTCGTTGACCTTGGCTCGGTTGGCCTTCGCCGGGTTGAGGTCCATGGAGTCGCCCTGGCCAGGCTGCGATACCCCGGGCGTCTTCATCGACAGGACCATCACCAAGGCGACAGCGGCCACGGCCACAGCAGCCCAGGCCGCCACCACCAGGGCGCTCGCCCGCGGCTCGGGGTAAATCCGTACATCCGCATCCGGCCGCACGACAAACTCGGCCCAGGCCTCGACCGGCAGCAGCGCGCCACCGATCTTGATGCAGATCGGGTGTTCGCGGTCCAGCGAGAAATCAGGCGCCTGCTGCTTCAACCAGTCAACCAGCAGGACTGGGGCCTCGATGACGTGCGTTTCAAGCGGCTCGCCCTCAAGGCCACTGGGGTAAAGCCTGATCATCGGTAGTACTCCACTCGGGAAAAGCGGCGCTCAAAGCGGCGCAAGGGCGTCAGGCTGACGTTTCGCTTGGGGTTGATCTCCAGCACCTCGAGGGCGCCGGCCACTTCCAAGACAATGGCAACGTGGTCCTGCACCCGGCCTCGGTAAGCTGCGGCGACCGCACCATGCTCAGCTGCGCAGCGGGTCACTGAGGTCTGGATCATCTCTTCGCAGGCCCGCGCAAAGCCGCCATCCGCCTTGCGCATCTCTGCCCACTCCGGCCAGTCCGGCAAGCCCAGGTCGCGCCGAACCTCCAGCACCAGCCCGTAGCAGTCGACATGCGGCCACAGTCGGCCGCCCTCGACGTAGGCGCCGAGGGTGTATTTATCGATGTTCATAGGTAGCGCAGCCCTGGGAATTCGTTGAGGTTGTACGTATTGCGTGGCCACCGGGTATCGAGCAGGTCGAAGTAGCCGGCGGTCACCGAGACCTGGGCAGCCGTAACGGAGCCGCCCTTGATCTTGAAGCGGTGCGGGGCATGGGCCGGTGCACCGAGGTCGTCGGAGGTGTAGGCGCGGTAGACCAGCGACATTCGACGCCCATCCCGGAGCGCTGCGCGGACGAAGCCAGAGGCGATGCCGTCGATGTTGCTTAGCGCGAAGGTCAGATCCTGGGTGCCGTCGTCGTTGCGCGCCGGCAGGGCCAAGTCCATGCCGCATGGCGTGCACACCACCACCTGACCTGTCTCCAGTGTGATGGTCAGTTCGTCCCAGCCTTTGGTCATCCAGTAGGTGGTGATCCCATCGGTGATCTCGAGCACTTCATGAATGATCTCCGGGCCAGAGCTGGCATACAGCCTCTTGAGAATGCTCATCGCGCGGCCCTCTTAACGCCCCATCCCTGCGACAGCGCCTTGGAAACGTCGCCATTACCCCGGGCCAGGTCGCCCGCGATCTGCTTCTTCGCCTCACGGATGAACACCTTCATGCGGTCGCCATCCTGCTGCACATCGACCTGCGCCGGGGCGTAGTTATGGACCTCTACGTTCATGGCGCCACCACCAGGCTTGGACGTGGCATCAACGCTGTTGGCCCGCTGCAGGTAGCCGGTGAGGTCCCGGTTCTGCGCAGGGCTGAGGACTCGCTCGCCGCCATCCAGCAGCCAGGTACCCTCTCGCGGGATGTTTTCCATACCACCGTGAGCCTGGCCAGAAAGGGCCGAGCCAACCCCAGTCATCAGCACGCCTGCTGCGGCTGCGGCTGCAATGGCAGCGCCAGGTGCAATTGCCGGCCCCACGAAGGGAACCCCGATCATCGCGGTGAATGCGTTCAGGCCGGCCATGGCCACCTGTGCCGCCGCATACGCCAGCAGCGAGTGCCCGATGGATTGGATGAAGGTTGCAGCGAAGTCCTTGGCGTTGAGCTTCCCGGTCTCAGCCCATTCGGTCAGCATGTCGGTCAACGAGCTGAAGGCCGCCGAACCAACGCTCTGCATGTTGCTGTACAGATCCATGGCAGCTTCTGCCTGGGTTGCGAAGCCGCTGATGAAGCCAGCGGTGCCGTTCTGCTGCATCGCGTCGACATCCTGGTAATACTTCTCCTGCATGGCCCGGCGCTTCTCCAGCGCATCGCTGAGGATTTCGGTTTCACGCTCATACACTGAGTCGGATACGTCGCCAGCCTCATGACGTTGCCGTAAGTCTTCGAGCTGGTCCTGGTAATCCTGCTCGATGGCCAGCAGGTCCAGCACACGCTGCTTCATCTCATCGGTGCTGTAGGCATTCAAAAGCGGCGCATCAAGGGCACGCTGGTCAATATCCAGCTGCCGCTTCACGCTGGCGTCAAATCCGGCGACTTCCTTGTCGTCTTCCTTGGCCTGCTTCAACTTCTTAAGCTGGTCCAATTCAGCGGCCAGGCCCTTCAGGCGCTCTTGCTGCTTGGCGCTCAGGCCCGCGAGGTTCCCCGACTCCAGTTCGAACTGGAGCTTGGCGACCTCGGTGGCCTCCTTGCGCTTGTCCGTCTCGGTGTTGATCAGGGCGATCTGTCGCTTGTAGCCTTCCTCGGCCGTGTCGAACTGGCCCAGGAGCTTCTTCGCAGCGGCTTCAGCGGCTTTGGCAGCGGCTTGCTGGTCTGTGGTCAGCGCAGTAAAACTGCCGGCCTGACCCTCCCGCAGCCTTGCGAGCAGATCGGCCAGTTCTTTGATCTGATTAGTGCTTCCCTGCCCTGGTTTCTCGTCGAAAGAGGCTATGAGACTCCCGTAACCAGTGGCCAGGCCGTCCATCTGGGCTTTGGCGCCACTGATCGTCTTGCCAATGGCATCGACGTTTTTGAAGGCGTTGTAGATCCTGACAGGTGGTAGGTATCGGTCGTACCACTTGGCGTCATCGCCGCCGACCATTGCGTTGTCGACATCAGACAGTGTCTTCAGGCCGACACCCAGCAAGTGGATGCCAGCAACGGTACCCACGGCAAACTTTCCAAGCGCCCTGAAACTTGCAGCAAGATCATCAGAAACTCGCTTGGCAAGCACTCCATTTATGGTGGTATCACTCAGCCGAGTTGCAAAATTTGCAAGCGTCGGAAGCATAGCGCTTGTGATTTGATTACCAAGCCCGCTGATAGACTGTTCGACCAGCCAATTAGCAGCCTTCAGCTCCTGGGCCGCACGAATGGTCTTCTCATCCATGATTGAACCAGCTGCGGCTGCTGCATCACCGAACCGCTTGAATCCTTCGGAGTTGTTCCTCAGAAGCGGTAACAGCGCTGTCGCGTCACTTGCGATAGCTTCAAGATAGAAGGTCATATCCGACTGGCTGACCTTAGCTTTCTCGAGCGTGGACACGTAGAGCCCTAGGGCCTGGCTTCCACTTAGGTTACGGAACTGATCCGCCGTGACACCGACCTTAGGCGCGACCTGCTCGAAGAAGTCAGCCATCCCGCCGCCGCCGGTGTTTAGGAAATCACCTACCTTGTCGTTCACATCCTTGAGGATGTCAGCAAGCTTGTCTTGCTCTACGCCTACTGTCTTGGCCCCAACTGCTAGCTTCTGAAAGTCTGTAGTGCTGACGTTTGCAACCGACGCTAGATTGGTTATTTCCGAGGCAGAATTGATGGCGGAAACTGTCATTGCGGTAATCGCAGTGATGCCAGTCGCCAGGCCCGCACCGACAGCTGTACCTACTGCCTTGGCATTCTTTTCGACCTGCTTTCGCCACTTTTCTGAGCTGCGCTCGGCCTTATCCATGCCGGCAACGAAACCGCCTACCTGGGCTATGACATCAAGGGTCAGAGTGCCGAGAGATCTTGACGCCATTGTTTTCTCCGGACATTAAAAAACCCGCACTTGGCGGGTTTTTATTTCACTTTAGTATTCGAGACTTCTCCCGATCGAACTCCTCGGCAGTTAAAGCTCCGCTGCTTCGGAGGGCCGAAATTTTCTCAAGCTCTTCATACCTAGACGAACTGCCGACTCTCTCAATCTGACCAACTGGAACTGGCTTGCTGATGAATGCCCATATCAGACAAACAATCCACACAACACCAGTCCAGCCTAAAAGCAGATTCAACATAAAAATCGCGGTGTAATTCTCATGATGGCGCTTGAAGGCAATCATCATGGGGAGAAAGTACAAAACAAACGATACAGCCAAGATCAGATAAGAGGTGCCTGTGATTAATTCCATGGCCAATCCCTTTGGTCGAAACCTGCCAATCTACCATCTCAGCGCTAGACAACGGAAAAACTTATGCCCATGTAGCCTTGGCGTCCTCCAGGGAGATCGGCTTGTCGTCCTGATCGTGCGGGGTGAAGTCTGCAATGGTGTACGGCACTGGCCGCTTCTTTGGATCGCGCGCCTGGTTTGCCAGGATCATGGCCAGCAGGCCCGTGGCGCGCTCCACGCGCATCCCGACATGCAGCGAGCCACGGAGCTGCCTGTACTTCTCCCAAGACCTGAACTCACGCAGGCTCAGGTTTTCTTTGGCCTGCGCGATCGTCGAGCCGCCGATGCCGGAGAGGACGAGCTCGTGCCAGAGCTCGTCGAGCTCGGTGAGCTCTTCGTCTTTCCCAGGTCGTTGACCTCCCGAATAGCTACCAGCAGCGCGACGGACAGGTCGCCATCAAGAGATCCCAGGCGCTTGGTGCTCTCCGGGTCCTTCTCCAGTTCAACCGGGTCAAGCGGGCCGTGGGTAATGTCCAGCGGGCTGCTGAACACCGGGTTGCCGTGCTCGTCGCAGATGGACGCGGCGATGCGAGCAGCGATGCTGTCTTGCTTACTGGCTGCCGAAATCACGTCGCTTACCGCTGTCTGGTAGCCCAGCGGGCGGACGTAGACGGTAGCGTTGAAATCGGTGCCGTTCTGGCGCCATTTGATTTTCTTTTCCACCGGGCGGCCAGTGAACGAGCCAGCGCCCTTGAGCGCGTCGAGTGTCAACTTCATGGGTTACCTCAGGCGTTGGTGGTCTTGGGGATCCAGGCGGAGCCGCCGGAGCGCTGGATGGTGGCGGCAGTGGTTACCGCTGCGTTGGCGGCGTGGTCGAAGGGGAAGTCAGCGACATAGCCGTCGAACAGGAACCAGGTACGGGTGGGCGGGAGCACGAAGTCATCGGCGTCACCCAGGACCGCAGTAGCAGCAGCGCCAGTGCCAGCCCCACCAGTGAGGGTGACAGTAGGCTTGCTGGTATAGCCGGAGCCGGCATTGGTGATATCGAACCCAACCACCTTGCCGTCCGCGATGATCGCAGTTGCAGCAGCACCAGTGCCGCCACCACCAGAGAACGCAACGGTCGGAGCCGAGGTGTAGCCGGTACCGCCATTGGTCAGTTCAATGGCCGCCAGCGCGCCGGCGACGCCGACTGTGGGTTTAATGCCCTTGCCGTCAGACCAACCGACCACCCAACGAATGCTCTCGATGGTGTCGTCTTCCGAGATCTGATGAAGGCGCACGTGCGAGGCGTTGCGTGGGTCGACGTTGAGGGTCAGCGAAGCCTGGCCCGGGGTGCGAAGGCCACGCAGGTACTTGCGCACGGTGTCGCTGAGACAGGTCACTTCAACCTGGTCAGCGGGGTTCCCGCCTGGACTGAAGGCGGTGGCGCATTCAACCTCCATGACTTCGAATACGGTACGGTTTGCAGCTGTGGGCACCAGGGCATAGACCTGGGTACCCTGAGCGAGAATCGCCATGGGCTTCTCCAATTGCGGGCAAAAGAAAACCCGCACTGGGCGGGCTATTGGGGTTTGTTGCAGCTCTACCGGTGGACCATCCAGTCCACGTCGAAGCTGGCTCGATAATTCTTGGTCTCGGGGTCGCGACCTTCAGCGCCCCAGCGGGTGACGTAGGCGTCCAACTCGATCGCGTCACGGATGGCGTCACGGACCTGCCGAGCTGAGTCGCCCGTGGTGGCGTACACGTCGACCTGCAAGGTCACGTTGTCGACATCAGGACGGCCCGTCAGGTAGTTCTCGGGACTGCCGCTGACGACCTGCCAGACCGCATATGGCTTGGCCACGCCCTGCTCTGCCTCCCCAAACGAGTAGAGACGCATGCCGGTGCCGACGCCAAGCAGCGCTGTCACGGCAGGGCTCTGCAGGCAGGCCTGCACAATTGGTGGTGTCATGAGCGTGCTGCCTTTTTCGCTGCTCGCCGGATGGCGCGGTCGATTGCCTTCTCGTACTCGGTGACGAAGGTATTGGTCACCTCGCTGATGCTGTCGGCCAGGGCTGGGCGCATAAACGGCGCGGCCGGCATCTTCTCGGTGCCGAACTCGATTAGGCGCCAGTGAGGCGTCGGAGCGTTGGTGCTGAGGTCGCCGCCATCCTTGAGCACGGCGCCGTGCAGCACGCCGATGCGAAAGCCCAGATCGCCGGTGCGCTTGAACAATCGCCCGTTCCAGCGCAACGCGATGCTGTCCGAGATCGAGCGGCCAGTGGCCTTGTCGTCAATTCGCTCAGCACCTGCCTTTGCCTTTTGCACCACCACCTGGGCGGCCTTGCGCAGTGCGGCCCGGCCACCTTTGCGGCGAACGTCCATGCTGACCTCGCCCAGCTTACCCAGCAGGCTGTCCAGGCCGAGAATGCTGAACTCGACGCCGTCAGCCATCCTTCACCCCCTTCTCGACCAATATCGTCAGGTAATCCAGGCCGGACTTGGCATCAGCCAGTGGAGGGCCGACGATGCTGTACACCTCACCCCGGTAAAGGATGCGCATGGTTGGAAGTACGCCAGTTCGGTACCGGATAACCATCCGGCCGGTGGCCTGGGCCTGGCCGGCCTGAGCCGCGATGAAGTCCCTGGCCGACAGGTCTTCGACACTGGCTGGGCATTTCTCCCAGCGAGTGACCCATTCAGGCTCACCGAACTCCAGTGTCACCGGGTCACGCACCGGCCTCAACTCCTGGATGTCGATGCGGTGCCGCAGCCTGCCGGCCTGCATCACACACCCATCCGGATGCGGAAAGGCATCAGCAGGTGCTGGGACGCCAGCGGAAGCTCGACAGCCGTCGACCCGGTAACAACCTCCTCACGGTTGGCGAACAAGTGGCCCAGCTTGAGCAGGCATGCCGCTTGGATCGCAGGATTAAGCACCATGCCATAGGCGACGGCGTCAGCCTTGTCATAGGCATCGGCCAGAGCCTGCCGTGCATGGTCGAGCAGGCGGCAGCGCAGAGTTTGGTCCTGCTCTGCCTCAGCAGCAGCAATCGCCGCGGTATTCGCCTCCTTGGCTAGCTGCAAGGCAGCAGAGACGCCGGCGCGGGCTTCGTCTAGCGCCACTTGGTCCAGGTAGAAGCGGCGGTTGAGGAACTGGATCGCCGCTTCTTCCGCCGCATCGAGCTGCGCCTGGACCAGCGCTTGGTCTTCAGGCTCGGCCAGCAGGTGATGCATGGCCAAGTCGATAGCGATAACGGACATAGATCACTCCTTCGGCTTGGTTGCCGTGCCCTTGCCGCCTTTGTTGGCTGGCTCCGGCGCTTTCTTGTTCTCCGGCTCCTGGGCTTTCTTCACGTCGTACTCCTCAATCAGGCCGTTGCGCAGCAAGTCACGGGCGCGCAGCTCATCGACGGTGATTTCCGTGTTGCGCTTGGCGTACTGGCCACCATTGTTGAAGCCCTTGATGGTTTTGACTTTCACGTCTGGCATATGCAGTAACGCCCGGTTTCCCGGGCGCGCTCCTGGGCTGGTTACGGGGTGGCCTCGAACTCGCCGTGAACGAACGACTCTGGGCGGTAGACCGCCAGCGCCAGGCGCTCCTCGGCGCGGATGGTCACCATGTTGGTGCGGAAGTTGTCACCGTCTTCGGTGGAGACCTCGACAGCCGCTTCCTCGCGGTCGAACACCTGGGCCGCGATGTTCATCGCGCCTACCAGGAACTCGCCTTCTGGCACCGCGTTGCTGTCCACCACCGGCAGCTTCCACAGGCGCTGTACGCCGCCTTCCTGGACATTCACCCAGATGTAGGAGCCGTTGGCGTCCTTGGTCAGCTCGATGTCCGCCCAGTCGACCGGGTTCAGGGCAATGGCCGAGGCGCGGTACTCGGCGATGCGGACCTGCAGGATCGCGCGGCGCAGAGTATCGATCTTGGTGTCGCCGGCTTTGCGCAGGGCGTTGTTGAAGGCGGTGGCCTGAGGAATCAGGCCCAGCAGGTTCTGGCCGGTGCCGTCGCCAGCGAGCAGTTGCTCTTCTTCCTTGTACTTCAAGCCGTAGATCGCGCGACCGTTGATGTAGCTCTGCAGGAGCGGAATGTCCGAGAGGACCTGCTTGGAAGCCCGGAACCAGTGGGCGATGGTGATGACGTTGGTAGTCTTCAGACCAAAGGACAGGTCGGACTGAGCCTTCGCCGCACCCTCACCCGCCTGCGGGGCTGCCATGTTCTGGAAGCCGGTCTCCTGCACGAACTCGACTGCGTTCGAGCCAGTACGGCCTGGCATGATCAGGTCGCGAATGGTGAACTCGCGCTCCGGCCCAACCACGATGCCGGGAACGCGGGTCGGCTGGATGGCTACGCCGACGCCACCGGTGCCGGTGGTAGAGCTGGTAATGTTGGTGACGGCCTTCCGGCCTACTCGAACGATGCCGCGACCGCGAGTTTGCAGCGACTTGAAGTCGTCACACTCGGTCAGTTCTTCGCCAGCCGACTTGAAGTCAACTGGATCATTGGCGGAGAAGCGACGGGCCATCTTCTGCTCGATCTCTTGCAGGCGATCTTGCAGACCCAGGCCATCCTTCACAAGGCCATCAAGGATGGTCTTGGTTTCGGCCAGGATGGTGCCGTGCTCCTTGATCTCGTCAGCCGCCTTCTTGGCGAATGCCTTGATCTCCTCGTCACGCTGGTCGAGCAGGTCATTGACCGCTTTCAGCTGGATCTTGTCGTCGGCGTGCTCCTTGCGCTGGAACTGGCGGTGCTCGGCGCGAGCCTGGTTGCTCATGGCGTTATGCATGGTGAATCCTCAAAACGATGGGAGAGACAGTGCCGGGCGCGACTTCAGCGCCTCGACGATTTCAAGTTCTGCCAGGTCGCCCGCGGACTCGCTCCGGAGCAGGTGCTGCAGCCCGCGGTTGGCAATCACCGCCGACTGGGTTTTCGAGAAGCCTGCCTCGCGCAGGAGCAACTCAAATTCGGGCATCGAAGGCAGGCCGCCATGGGCCAGCTTCGACTTGATGGTGTCGGTACGCGCTTCGTCGTTGGCTGGCACGGTGACAATGGAGATCTCGATAAGGTCGAGCTTGGTCAGCGTGCGAATTCGGGTTTTCTCGTCGAAGCTCGACTCGCGGACGTAGTAGCCGATGGACAGGCCGGTGATGGACCGGGTTTGCATGCCCCGGTGGGCGATGCGGGCGTATGGTGCGTCAGCCAGCCAGAGCCCGCCTTCGCCGAACAGGCCTCGGTCGTCCTCCTTCAGGCTTTCAATGTTCCAGCTGCCGATGGGCTCGCCGGTTCGGTGCTGCCAGAGCACGGGGAAGGTGCGGCCCTTGGCCTTGGCCTCGGCAATCGACTCCAGGAATGCACCTGGTGCGACGACCTCGTTGTAGCTGTCGACCACGCCGAACACGGAACCGTAGCCAGAAAAAAGGCCATCGTCGCCGACAGCCTTCACGTCATAGTCGAAAGAGCGGTATTTGACCGCCGCCAGTCGATCCTTGTGTCTCATGGGGTGTTACCTCTTGGCTGGTCGCTGAGCCAGTCGAGCAGCGCCGCCTTGGCCTGGTTTGCGCCACCGGGGTCTTCGCCCAGCTTGTCGATCGGCAGCATGTTGGATTGCACGGTGAGCTTCGCCGCGTTGCCTCCCTCCGGGGGCATGTTCTCTTTCAGCCGGCACTCGTCCCGGGTGTAGATACCGTTCTGGGTCATGGAGCTGTAGAAGGCCGCACGCGCCGCGCTATCCATGCGCAGCAACCCTTCCGGGTTGAACTTCACGTAGAAGCGGCGGCGCTCATCTGGTCGCAGCAGGCGCCGGTTGGCGCACATTTCAATGCGCTTGATCCAGGGAAGCAGGGTGAACGACAGGAAGCCGATCATCTGCTGCTCCATGCCAGTGCCCCAGCTGGTGGAGTTTTGCGTATGCCCGACCATCCACGGCGGCACCCGGAACCAGCGGCAAATCTCCTCGACGTTGAACGCCCTGGTCTGCAGCATCTGGGCATCTTCCGGCGTCATGGAGACCTGTTGGTACTTCATGCCAGCCTCGAGGACCATGGTCTTGCCGTGGTTCGTGGCGCCGGAGAACTGCTTGATCATGTCCTCGCGGATGTCCTTCCGCTGGTCCGGCTTGAGGATCTGGTCGGTGGACAGGACGCCGCCCAGCTTCATGCCGTTGGCAAACATCTTGGCCGCCGACTCATCAGCAGCCATGGCTGAGCCCAGCACCTGCCGCCCGTAGGCCAGCGGCGACAGGCCGCAAAGCGGGTCCATGCCGAAGGCTCGCACGTGCACCATCTGATCCTCGGTCAGCGTGTGAGGCTTGCCGAAGTTGTCGGTGTAGCGGTACTCGATGGAGCCGTCCGCCAGGCGCCGCGGCGGCGACATGTTCTGCGGCAGTAGAAATTCCAGGCTGGTCAGCGTCCGGCCGCTCTGGTGAGGCTCGCAGAAGGCGTTCCCCTGGAGCAGCAGGCTAGCCATGACGTTCTCCCAGAACTCCACCGGGGTTTGATCGGCGTTCGGCTGCTGGCTGATGACGAAGTTGACCGGGTGAGAACTGGCCACCACCGGCGCGCCGTTCTTGTCCTCATACAGAGCGATCGGCAGCGTTGCGATGGTCTCGGCGATCAAGCGCACGCAAGCCCACACCGTCGAGAGCTGCAGCGCCGTCTGCTGACTGACCACCTTCCCCGACGCCGAATCGGTGCCGTAGTACGTGTTCCAGAACGCGGAGTCGGTGAGGCGAATCTTGCGGCCGGCCCAGCCAGCCAGGCTCGAAGCCACTCCCGGCTCGGCCGACTTCACCAAGGCCTGGCCGAGGATCTGCGTGAGTGATTTAGCCACCGATCAACCCCTTGCGAATGAAGCCCGCGGCGACCAGTAGCGAACCGGCAGCGGCCAGCAGCGCATAACCCAGGCCGGCCAGCACGTATACGCCAGCAACGCCCAGCAGCAAACCGCCGGCGGCAAGCACCAGAAAGATGATCAGGCCAGTTTTCATAGGTTTTCCCGTTAGCCAACCACGATCGGGCTGGCAAGAAAGTCATCGAAGTGGCCGGAGTCGTCGATACCGAGCTTGATGGCCACGGCGCAGCCGGTGATCAAGCTCACCATGCCGTCGATCTTGTTCTCCGGGCGCTCCTTGTTGGGGTAGATGTTGTCCTTCACGTCCAGCTTCGCCACGACATTCGAGGCCATCCAGGTCAGTACCGGGCAATCGCCGTGGGCCAGCTTTCGCTGCAGCACCAGGGCTTCTACCTCTTTCATGGGCTCGCTCAGGTTCTGCACCGTCTGGCGCAGCTCAACCATCGGCAGTCCCTCGGCGTCCATTTCCTGGGCCAACTGCGTGGCCTGCCACGGGTCGTAGGCGTAGGCCCGGATGTCGAAGCGCCCGGCAAACTCACGCATGTCCTCTTTGATGACTTCGAAGTCGGTGACTTCTCCATCAGTCAGGGTCAGCAGGCCTAGTGCATCGAACTCGCGGTACCGCGCGGTGTTGCTGTCCAGCTCCTCAAGCACACGCGCTTCTGGCAGGTAGTACCTGGCGTGGATGTGCCAGAACGGATCGTCGCCATGCGGCGGGAAGATCAGCAGGTTGGCGGCGATGTCGATCTTGCTAGCCAGGTCGAGACTGCCGTAGCACGACCGCCCCTCCAGCTCCGCAAGGCTCTTCCTGACCGGCGCCTCTTTCCAACGCAGCATGTTGAGCCAGGCATTCTTGGCGCCGACCCACTCGTTCAGGTGCTTGGTACGGAAGGTGGCCTGCTTGGTCGCCGACTGCATCGCATCACGCTGCCGGGCAAGCAGGAAGTCCTCGGCGACGGATATCCCAAAGTTTGGATTCGCCTTGCGCAGTGCGATTTCGCTGGTCCAATCGTCGCCCTGGTCGATAGTGTAGAGGGCCGGCCATAGGTCCGGCCGGTCGATCACACCCTCCAGCATTCGCTCGGAATCGCGGATCAACTGGTGGCAGGGGCCGCCAATACTTGAGCCCGCCGTGGTGATCACCAGCATGATGGGTTGCTCGCGGGCCCCCATCCCGGTCTCCATCGTGTCGTACAGCGTGGAGTCTTGGTGTTCGTGATATTCGTCCACCACCGAACACGACGGCGATGACCCGTCCCCGGGCTTGCCGATGACAGGCTCGAAGCGCGATCCATCGGCCAGAACGACCATGTTGGATGCGTTCACGTCGACGCCATAGTGCTCCCGCAAGTCGTCGGTACGCTCGACCATCAGCTTGGCCGGCCTGAACACCTCCCAGGCCTGTTTCTCAGTGGTCGCCCCCGAGTAAACCTCGGCGCCGAACTCTCCGTCTGCAACGAACATGTAGAGGCCGACGCCGCCACCGATGATGGACTTGCCGTTCTTCCTGGGCACGAACACCAGGATCGTGCGGTAACGCCGTGTGCCATCTTTCTTACGGACCCAGCCGAACGGTACGCACACCGAGAAAAGCTGCCAAGGCTCCAGCTTGATCAGCTGCTTCTTGCCGCCCCATTTGCCCTTGGTATGCGGCAGCAGCTGCAGGAACTTGGCGACTTTCTCCGCCTTGGCGGGGTCAAATTTGTACGGAAAGTCCTTTCGCTTGGACACAGCCAGGTCATCGAGGTGACGCTGAGCCAGCAGCATGATCCACTTGCAAACGAGGATCTTTCCCGCGACGACATCCTTGGCGTACTTTTCAGCCGCCTTCATCAGCGGGAATTTCACCTTGGCCATTACAGCTCCGCGAATGCATTGCCCTTCGGCGCGTCTTTTTTACCCCCGCCCACCTTGGACCGGTCCGCCGGCGTCATGCCGAACTTGCCGAGCATGGCTTCCAGTCGCACCAGTTTGGCAGCGGGGAAATCGAGGGGGTCGTTGCGGAACTGAGCCAGCAGGTTGGCGGCCAGTTCCAGGCTGAGTCGGTCGGAGTTGGTGAGCACGTCCCGCGGGGCGTACTTCGCGATCTCCTTCCAGGCGTGGAGCACTGCTCCGTTGATGTGAGCCGGCGGCGCGGTCAGCTCACCCACCGGTTCGGCATCCTCGCGGCGCCGCTGGGGGTCTTTCTTGAACGCACCCGTCAGCTCAAGCACGTTCGTCGGCTTGCGCGGTCGGGCCATTTTGGAAACCTGAATTTTGCGGAAATAGAAAAAAGGCTGAGGGCGCGGTGTCCGAGCGAAAGGGCCTGAACTTTTGATCCTCCCCCTCCCCACCAACGAGATTTCGTCTCATTTGCGCCGTTTTCGATCACTTTTTGATCGTTTTCGACTCCCGCTGCGTCTTCGCCTTGTGGCAGTCGCGGTTGATCGCCCGAAGGTTGTCGTCATCGTCCGTGCCGCCGTGGGCCAGGGCCACGATGTGGTCAACCTCATGCGCCTCGCGGATGCGACCGAGCTGGGCGCAGTCATCACACCGACAGAGGTACTGATCTCGCTTCAGGATTCGCTCACGCTTGCGGCGCCAGGGTCGACCACCACGGCCTGACCCCTTACGTGTGGCCCAGGCCTTGGCCTGTTCGGCAGCTAGGTCGGCATGACCATCGCAGTAGCCATTGGCATTGCGGTGCAGCGATCGGCAGCCCTGTGCCCGGCATGGTCGTTGTGGTCTCAGCGGCATGGCGAGCCGTCCAGATAGTGCGTGCGAGGAAGTTCGTCAGAGTCGATAGCCGTATCGTCAGCCAGCGCCTCGATCAGTGCCAAGTTCTGGGTCGCGATCTGTTCGAGCAGGCTGGTCTGCTTCTGCTGCTGGTCCAGGATCTGCTGGAGCAAAGAGATTGCTTGCTCGTTCACGGGCCACCTTCATCCACTTGTTGATCCATTCGCGCCGGGCGGCGCATCCGGTGCAGCTCATCAGCCCTGAGCCTTACGAGACAGGAACAGGTCGGAGTAGCCGCGAAGCTTCTCCACGCCCATGAAGCCGACCATGCCGCCGGCGAATGTGGCCATGCCCTGCGGCAAGCCCATCCATTCGAGCAGCGGCACCAGGGCCAGGGTAATGAGTCCGCACAGCGCGCCCTCCAAGAACATCTGCCGGCGAGTGCCGCCGCCATACACCACCCGGAGGACGGCGATGGCGACTGACAGGCCAGCGGCATACAGCTGAGGCTGATGGGCCAGCACCCAGGTGAGCACAGCGGCCCACAGGCCAGGATCCTTCTCGGGCATGTTTGGCATCTCGATTCCTCCCTTTTGGGGAGCGGAGTAGGTTCGGCCCCAACAGCACTCCCAGCTCGGGGCGATGGGTGTGGTGGAGCCGAAAACGAAAAAGCCCCGGCGAATGCCGAGGCTCTAAGGAGGCTGCTGGTGATGGCGAGTTTGCTCTCGCGCACCTACCGCAAAGTAACACGAAAGATACGGGTGAGGACCGGGGCTGTCAAGCGGCTTCACGACGAATATCAATCGCGCCGTCGATCCAGGCCACGCCGGCCTTCCACAGCTGCCGGGTCTTCTCCTCACCAAAGCCAAGCTTCTTGCCAACATCCCTGAGCGAGGTGTCGCGGGAGGTGTAGTACTTGATGATGACCTGGCCGCACTCGGGGTAACGCTTACTGAGCCGACCTACCAGCCGGTCAATGAACAAGGCATCGTCATCCGTGATCATTGGATCAAGGATGGTGTTCTCCCGCGATGCGCAGCACGAAACGCCGGAGCCCAGCACAACCCAACGACCCCAGTGCTCCAGCAGGTATTCAGCCGACTTCTCTACGTTGCTCATGTCCTTCCCCCTAGTCCCCGGTGTGGTTGGTGCCGCCGGCGCCGCGCCGGTTGCTTCCCTGATATGTAGCCTCAGGCCCGGATGCCTGAGGGTTCTTCAACTGCTCGATCTGCCGCGTCGCGGCCTGCAGCTTCAGGCTGAGCTGGGTCACCAGTTCATCCAGGGCCAGGGCCTCGCCGGTTGCAGCCACTACCCAGCCCGAGGCATTGCAGTGGTCGCATGGCAGTTCGTGAAACAGGCCCTGAGTGACCGCTCTCCCACGGCACAAAGGGCATACATCCAACTCGATCACGGCCTTCTTGAAGGATGGGCCGTGGCTTTTCCTCATGCCGGCACCTGGAACAGGTGACAAATCTCCTCGACGTCGAGCTTTGGCGCCTCGTCGCCACGCAGTGGGCGCAGATGTTGCGGATCACAGCCGGCCAAGTTGCTCACCACCTTGCCGCCCTCGGCGTTACGCATCAGGCCCTTGGCAGTAACGATCCATAGACCTGGCGCATCCGCATCGAAGTAGCCGTCCTGATAGAACACGGAACCGAACGGCGGCACGAACTCCACCAGCTGCACCGAGCGGCCGATGTTCTCGGTCACGCTGAACGCTCCGGTGATCAAGGCGAGGTCGCCCGCTTTGAGGTTTTGAGTCATTTCGAATCCTCGCTTATGGTGGATACCGGAAGGCCGTCGAAACCCGCGCGCCCTGCGACCTCGCAGAGAATCCATGAATCCGTTGATCTATCACCGGTCAAGCCGTGAACCGAGGCGAAACCCTTCTGATCAAGGTGTGCGTGCCACTTCTCCAGCGCCTCGCGCTTGCGGGCCATGACGTCGGACTGGATGTACACCTTCACGTTGTGACCCATGGCGTGGTTGATCAGCAGCTCACCCACTAGGTGGTCAACACCGAGGTCAGCCCAACCGGTACGGGCCAGCTTGCGTAGGTCGTGGCTGGTCCACTCGCCCTGCCCCATGACCGAGAACACCGCAGAGGCCTTCGATTCGCTCATGGGCTTGCCCTGCCGCCCCGGGAACAGGAACTCGCCCTCGTAACCCTGCTTGAGCTGGATCTCGCGGCAGGCCATCAGCAGGAAGCGCACCTGGTCGGTCAGTGGCAGGCGGTGCTGCACGCCGGTCTTGGTGTGCTCGGCGGGAATGAACCACTCCCGTTCGGCCAGGCTGATGTGGCTCCAGCGGGCCATGCGGGTTTCGCCCAGCCGGGTGCCGTGGCACAGCATCATCAGGGCCAGCAGGCCATGCTGCGGGTTGTGGGCCAGGGTGCTTTTCATGCGCGCCATCAGGTCTTCGAGGTGCACGCCACGCAGCCTCGACGGCTTGACCGTGACCTTGGCCTTGGAGAAATCACGGAAGCGGATGCCGGCCATAGGGTTGGTGCTGATCAGGCCGAGTTTGGCGGCCTGCCGGAAGGCCAACGCGAGCAATTGAAAGACCAGGCGCACATAGTCGATCGACAGCGACTCTTGCAGCGGCCACATCAGCTCGCGGTCGAGCAGCGCTTTGTCGATCTGGGCCAATGGCGTTTCTCCCAGGCGCGGCGCCAGATGCTGCTTGATCGCCGACGCCGCCGTGCGTTTGCGCTTGGCCGAGAGGCTGCGGTCACGGGACATGCGCTCAGCGAACCAGTCCAGCAACTCGCCAGTCAGCACCCAGCTCGACAGGCTCGATCCCTCGCCGGCTTCCAGGCGCAGGCGGATATCCGGCAGCGCAGCGGCCACCTTGGCAGCGCTCAGCTCAGGGTATGAGCCGATCAGGTTCCACTTGCCCTTGTGGATCAGGTACCACGACCCGCGCTCGCGGGAGCGATGAAAGCGGAAATACAGGCCGTGGTTGCCCAGGGCGCGAAGGTCACGCACTTGGCCGGCGGCCTGCCGGCGAATCTCTGCATCGCTGATTTTCACAGCGGCGGTGTTGGTCATGCTGCAACCTCCGTTTTTGGCAGGGCCAGGTACGCCCTCAGGCACGCCATGGCGTCGAAATGCCCCTGACACACAACGGCCAGGTAGCCTTGGTCGTTCAGCCGGCGAATGCACGCTTGCTGGCTGGACGAAACAGGCGCCGGGTCTACGGTCGCCTTGAATTCGATGTACAAGCCGAAGTAACCGCCGCGAGCCATGGTCAGGACCAGATCGGGGATGCCGGCCTTTACGCCCTGGGCTTTGAGCTTGAGCGCCACGCCCTTGTGCCGATGGCCGCCATTCGGGACGTGGCAGATCAGCTCGTACACATCCGGATAGCGCAGCTGAATCTCTTCGAGCAGGGCAGCCTGCTCCTGCCCTTCCCGGTCGACGGGCTTGGCGCGGGCCGGGTTACGAAACGGGGGGCGCTGATTGGTCATTCGACCAGAACCCCCTCGTTGAGCAGCAGCGCCTGGGTGCGCATGACGCCCTCGGCGTGGTATTGGCGGGCGGTTTCGCGGCCAACTGCTCGGCTGCGACCGTCGCAGGCGTCGTGGCAGGCGCTGCAGCACCAGGCACCCTGCATGTCGTGCGGCTTCTTACCTACGCCGCAGGTGCCGGCCAGGCGGTAATGCGCGAGGACCGTGGTTTCGGGGTTGCCGTTGCACACACCCGGGATGCGCACCTGGCACTCCCGGCCGCGCGCGGCCTTGGTCAGCTTGGTTTGCCGCATGGTCAGAACTCCTCCTTGCCACGGTGAGACTCCCACTCGAAGGGCACCACCACACCGCCGCCCTCGCGCAGGCGGTCATAACACCGCTCGCCCATGGCGTGGCGCAGTTGGCTGGCTTCCAGGTTGGAAATCACCACCGTGGGGCGCATTTGCTCGTAGCGCCCGTTGATGATCGAAAACAGGGTGGTCAGCTCGAACTCGCTCGGCTGCTCCTTGCTGACGCCGACTTCGTCCAGCACCAGCAGCGATGGCTCGATCAGGCTGGACAGGATGTCGGCCTCGGACTGCTCGCTGTGGCGGTCGTAGGTCGCCCGGATGGACTGCAGGACAGCGCCCACCGTGCGGTACACGGCGGTAGCCGAGGTGTTGCGCATCAGCTCGTTGGCCATACCGGCGCCCAGGTGGGTCTTGCCGGTGCCGACCCTGCCCAGCAGCATCAGGCAACGCCCGGTGCGCTCGATCTCCTCGAACGCGGCCACGTAACGCGTGCAGTAGGCCAGGGCCTTGCGCTGGCCTTCGTGCTCGACACGGTAGTTGGCCAGGGTTCGCTCGGCGAAACGCTTCGGTATCAGCGCTGAACCCAGCTTGCGGGTCATGGCCTCGCGCTTCAGGCGGGTTTCCTCGGCCTGTTGCTTGGCCTGGCGCTCGGCAATGGCGGCCTTTTCGCACTCAGGGCAGCGGCCAACAATCTCGCGCCCCATCAGCATGGTCACCCGCTGTTCGAAGTCGCCGTGATGCTCGCAGTGCGCAGGCTGGACGCGGAAACCGGCGGCGTTTCGCACGTCGGACATAGTAATCACCGATTCAGATCGCATAGGTGCCGTCCTCACGCTCGGACAGGCCGGCGGTGTAGTCGCGGTCGTTGAAGCCGTGATGACGGCTGTTCGGCTTGCCCTGTGCGGGCGATTTGGCGGCGAATCGCTTGGTGATCCATTCCACCTCGAAGCTGCGCCACCCGCTCTCGATGACGATTTCCATGACCTGGGCAGGCTGGATACCGAAGGTCAGGCACTGGCGAAGCTTGTCGTTCAAGCGCGTCCAAACCCGGGAGCTCATTGGGGCGCCCTTGGACTTGCGGACAGCCAAGTAATCAGCGATCAGGGATTCATCGAGCCCGTGCGGATTGTCGGCCAGCATGGCGGCTTTGCCGAAGGGAGCCTTGCGCTCATCCTTGGCCGGAGTCGGCTCCGGCTCGCTGGGGGGGCATGTAACATCTTCCGAAGGAAGATTTACATAGGGGGTTTCTTTCTTAGAATAAAGAAGGGAGTCGGCGGTTTTGGTCTGTTTCGACTCTGAGCCGATTCGGACCACTTCAGCCGAGTCGGCTGTTTTGGTCTGTTTCGGATCAACGTAAATCCAGTCCTTCGGGTCATTCACGCCGATGTCACCCCGGGCACCACCTTCGCGGAACAGGACACGGCGACGCAGCAGGCTGGAAACCGCCTTGGACACGGTGTCAGGGTGAGCGTGGATGGCTTTCGCGATGTCGGTAGCCGGGATGCGTTGAGCGCCCGCACCGAAGTTGATGGTGGCCTTGGCCACGTACAGCACAATCTTCATCTCCCGGGCCGGGAGATCGATAGCCAGCAGGCCATCCATGAGCTGGTTGTCCATCCGGGTGAACCCCCTGGACTTGTCAAGTGGGACGATGTTTGTCATGCTTTAACCCGTTCTAATGCTGTAGAGAAAGCCGCCCTGCCAGGCGGTTTTTTTTCGTCCATTGTTTGGCTACTGGATGCCTGAACAGCTGGACGGCCCCACTACTGGCGCAAGGCCAGATAGGTGAAAATTTCTACAAGGTCACGCAGCGGCATCCCTTTTCCCTGCCTTCAGCGCGCCCTTGGTCAAACGCTCGATTTGGTACTGGCGAAGCTCAGGAACATCCGCCCATTGGCGGACGGCCTCATAGGTCACCCCTAGCGCCTTCGCCAGGGCTGAAATAGACCCGAAATGTTGGATTGCCTGGCTCTTGGTCATGGCGACCTCCTCTGCTCGTCCAGGCATTCAAGCATGCTTGCATATTCAAAACAAGCATGCTTGACAAGCAACCTTGTAGATTGCGCGAATGAAAACTACTGATCGAATCACCAAACTCGTCCTGACCCGTCGCCCACAGTTGGGCGTTCGCAATGTCAAACGCGACATCGCGAACACCTGCGGAATCAGCTATGAGGCTGTCCGCCAGTGGTTCGCCGGAGATACCGAGAACATCAAGAACGAAAACCTCGTCGCGCTAGCCGAGGGCTACGACACGACTGTTGATTGGCTTTTGTCTGGGAAGGGTGAGCCACCACGCAAAGGGGCCGCTAAGCAAGAGCAAACAAAAGAGGTAAGCACTCCGAGTTCCGCTGCAGACGCAGTGCGAAAGATGCTTGAAAAGCACGGTAAGGGACTGACCGCTGAGGCCAGGCAGCGGATAGTCAGCGCGGTGGAGCATGATCCTCAAGGCGAGAAGGAAAGCGGCTTTTTGATCGCCGCCAACCCTGCTACCAGGGGTGATATTTCCATCCCGCAGTACGACATTCGGGCGGCAATGGGTCACGGCCAAGTCCCAGCTGAATACAGCGAGATCATTAGGAACGTCGTAATAAGTGAAGATTTGCTGCGTGACAAAGGCGTGAACTACACGGCGCCTCAGTCCTTGGCCATCATCACCGGATGGGGCCAGAGCATGGAAGGCACAATCAATGACAAGGACCCTGTAATCGTTGACCGAGGCGTGAATGACTACGCAGGGGAAGGCGTTTACGTGCTCACCTGGCACGGTGACCTTCTGATTAAGCGCCTGCAGCGGAAAGACGAAGATCACCTCTGGCTGATCTCCGACAACCCTCACAACAAGGATCAGCAGGCCAGGATCGACGATGTGACAATTCACGCCAAAGTGCTACTTGTGTGGAACGCTCGCAAGGTCTGATTGATCGCAAGCCTGCGACCATTTCAGACAGTGACCGGCCCGCCAAAGCGGGCTGGATTAACTACTAAAACGGGGCCTCCTCCCCATCGCTATCAACCAAGCTCACATCCTCTTCACTTTCGATCACCCGATCGTCATCCGTCGGCGCATCCCACTGAAGAAGCACCGATCCATCCTCGCAAAAACTCATCTCCAGCCCGTCAGACTCGGCTAGCAAGTCCATGATCGCGCCCCAGTCCTGATCGTTGTCCGTGTCGAGGCGAGGGACGAGAACCCTCCTTCCGTGCTGCGCCAGCGGCGAGTTGATCATCGCTGAAACCCTCAAGCCCAGCCGCTCAAGGCTCGTTAGCTCTTCCATACGAACTGCTCTTTCCTGCGCCGACATCCGAAAGCTCCTACACACTGGACATCCATACAGTAAGAGAAAATTACACAAGCGTGCTTGCATTTAAAAAACAAGCATGCTTTTATAAATGCAAGTTCGCTTGCATTTGCATCGAGCTGGCAGCTCCGGCAGCCACCGCTCTTTAAAAACCAGCAGATGAGCCACCAGGCGCCGAGTTAATCCGGCGATTGAGTTCTGGTGGACGTTACGCAACGTAGCAAGCTTCCTCGCTCGACATGTCGGCCCGCAGGCTTGCTGAGCAACACCGATTTCACTGGCTGGCCTTGGCAACAGGGCCAGACGGGAAATCAACCCCACGGAGCAACACCCCATGCTTGGAAAACTGTTCGGCAAGAAAGGTCGTGAAGCCCGCGCTGCAATGCAGGTGGTTCAGAACCGCGACCTGATGCAGGCGATCGTCTACGGCGCCTTCTACGTCGCCGCTGCCGACGGCGATATCGGCGAAGACGAGATCAAGAAGACCGAGAAGCTGATCGCCAACACGCCTCAGCTCAAGGGTTTCGGGCCGGAGCTGTCCAACACCATGGACCGCGCCGAGAAAGACTTCCACGACGGCGGCCACCGCATCCTGCGCATGAACGCCGAGAAGGAACTGAAAGACCTGGCGCACTCGCCTGAAGAAGCGGCCATCGTTATCAACGTCATGCTGACCATCGCCGAGGCCTCGGGCGACATCGACGAAAAGGAAATGGCCGTCCTTGAGAAGTCGGCGAAGCTGATGGGCCTCAGCCTCAAGGACTATCTGTGATCCGTATCGCATCCTTCGGGATCATGGTCGCCGCCGTCGTGTGGCTGGCCATGCGCGGCATCGACTACGGGACATGCGCCTGGTACGGCCACCAGACCGAGCGCGACACCCGCTACGCCGCATTCGTTGGCTGCATGGTGAAGACCAGCAGCGGATGGGTGCCGCGCAACGAACTGCGCACACAGCAGTAGCACCGCGTCAGCCTGACGGAAACTGCCCGGTACACCTAGCTCCCCATCGCCAGGCTGCATCGGTGTGTGATCTGAATGCGCAGACCGCGCACAACTGGAAGTGGTCAGCCCGTCTGGCGTATGCCGGGGTAGCACCAGCGGTTACCAGGTAAAGCTGAGCCGAAAAAATGACCCCGGCGCCGAGCCGGTCAGATCACACACCCATGCAGACCTTAAGGTGCAAGCCCGTGCGCCTTACAGCCCATAAGACCCATCCCCATCAACCTTAAACCGACTGCATCGGTCGTGACGTTCGCCCTCCCCTTGGTCCGGGAGGTAGACGGCAGCGAGCGTCACGACCAATGCAGCCCACACCGAGATCAAAAATGGACACGATCACTATCGGCGCATGGATAGGCCACCTCGGCCGAGGCCTGGCGCCTCGCGAATTGCAATGCCTTCTCGAGGTTGCTCGAGGACTTACCACCAAAGAAATCGCAAGAAGCTTCGGCATCAGCGAGAGCGGCGTAGAAAAACGCCTCGGAGACGCGATGCTGAAGCTCAAGGTTCGCCGTCGAACTGCTCTCGTAGCAGAGGCGGCATACCAGAAGATCATCACTCCGCTCTGCCTCGCCCTGGTCTGTCTTGTGGCAATGCATGCCGCCATCAACGACAGCGACCCCATGCGCCGCGACCGCCGCGCGCCGGAGCGGCGCACCGCCCAAGTTCGAATCGTTCGTAAGGCCGAGGCCTTCGAATACCACGCCTGACCCACCCGAGGATCATCCATGCAGACAACAATGCACCCGGCCTTCCAAGAGAAGGTGGACACGCTAAAGGCGCTCCTGGCGCGCACCCAGGAGGCTCGTGACGAAGCTTTCGCCAAGATAGGCCAGGGCACTCCGCGCTATCAGGCATCTGGAAAGGGCAAGATCTGGGATGTGATCGAAATCGCCACCGGTGCCAAGCAGGGCTTTGCCTACAGCTACCAGACGGCCATGCGGTTTGTGGATGCAATGGAGGCAGGCGCTGCGAGCAAGCAAGGCGGCATGCGATGAGCAAGCGCAAGCCGCACAACATGCGCTCCCGACTCGAGCGGACTTCCCGGGCGCTGGTCACGGCCAACTACGCGGCCGTCGTGAACATCGACCCCAGCGGCCAGCAGGTGCTGGTCAACTGTAAGAACCTCAAGCAGATCTGCGTGCGCCAGGTAGTTGATGCTGTGTGCGACATCCCGCACCGCTGGACGATCTACTTGAGCGTGCTGTGCCGGACGGAGCTCGGCGAGCGGTATCACAAGTCGATCGAAGTCGCGCCGCAGGGAAACTACAGGGCCGACCACCTGACAGATGTGATCGAGTCTACCTACACCGACCTGCGGGCCACGGCCAACCCTAATCACCTGGTCGCGGCCGGCTGGATCGCCATCCCCACCGACATAACGCTCGACGAAGCAGAGGCCGCCAAGATCTTTGCCGCTGTCGGCGCCTGGAATCAGCAGAAAGCAGCATGAAACGCATCACCGCGCGCGTCCGGCACGGCCGGCGCCAGCAACACATCAATCTGCCGCCAAGCGGCTTGGGAGGTATCGGTCATGGCCGAGAAGAAGACCGGAGCCGCGAAGCACTCAGCGGACTACCGAGACCGCCAGAAGAAGGCAGCCGCGAAACTGGGGATCGAGAAGGTTTTCTTCAACATGCCGGAAGGGATCAAGGCTGCCATGGCTGCGGAGATCGAGCGGCACGGCTACGACCAGGTGCAGGAACTCTGGCAGGACCTGGCGCTGTCATGGATCGCGCAGGATCCTGAAGAGCGGGCGCGTCGCCTTGAACGACCTGACGCGCCAGCTTTTTACATATCGCCAAAACTAGCGCGTGAGTTCGAAGCGGCCAGCATGGCAGAGCTTAAGCGAGACCCAGGGTGCGAAGTGATCAACCCGTTTACTTCTTCTGTTCGGCATACACCGCAAGTCGCCAGATGATCGGCTTCTGACTGGTGTGCTGATAATGATTTTGGGCAGGAAGAGTGTGGCCGCCAGCGATTGCAATTTCATCGCCGCAGTTTATGCAGTGATAAATACCTGGCCATTCCGCCTTCTCCCCGGGTTTGAACTCCCGCTTGTAAGCATCCGAAGTGCTCTTCTTAACATCACTGTCGCGGTGATACCAAGCCATACATACCTCCTTCTGTATTGAGCCCCAACTAAATCACGGCAGGCAAATGGCCACAATGCTGTGATTTTAAACAGCCACCATGCCGCATCCGGCCACGGAGGGCGGCGCATGCATGGAGTACCGCAATGCAAGTCGAGACCTCCACTGTCACCAAGCTGCTGATCACTGGCGCCGAAGGCCTGGACCCGATCAGCGTCTACCTCGAAGACTTTGAGCCCTGCAAGGGCAAGATCACCGTCAGCTGCTACGACAAAACCTGGCACGCCTACTGGGGCGGTATGTGGGATGGCCTGACCATCGGCCAGTTCTTCTGCAAGCTGCACGACGCCTACATCATCGGCTACTTCGACCGGTCGCTGAGTTCTCGCCGGTTCAGCGCTGAAGCGCTGGCCGACAAAGCGCGGAAGGTGATCGTGCAAATGCGGCGTGACCGGGATCTGGACGCAGAAGATGCCCGAAGCCTGCTCGACGAGGCTGAGGATGTTCGACACACCAGCTCGCTCGATGAGTGCGGCGGCGCCCACCGCGAGTTCCTGCACCGCGTATTCGGTGACGACTGGTGGAACCTGCCGGCCGACGCCATGGAGCGCAACCCTGACTGGGACTACCTCTGCCGCATCATCGCAGCAGTTCAGCAGGCCCTTGCCAAACAGTTCCCGATAGCCTCCTGACTGTCCTTCGCTGCCAGCCAGCCTCAGTCGACTGCGCGCCCGTCAACACAAGATTCAACGCACGCAACAATCGCCGTAAAGCTACCGGTGAAGCTGTGCCGAAGCTCTCTCGGCATGTCGTAGGAAAAGTGGACAAGCCAAGATCCGTCGCCCAGCAGCACAGCCTCCTGACGGTACTTATCAACCTGATCCTCATCAATGCCGAGAGCTGCTGCGATTTCCTGGTTTGTTGGCTCGCGGTCCATCGGGTATTCATCTCGTTGACTGGTATTACAATCAATAACCCAAATGCCATTAAATTGCCACTATCAGGCACAACACCGGCCAAGCCGGTGCTTGCATGGAGAAAGCCATGATCGAAGCCACCGAGAAGCAGCTCGACTTGCTCTGGCACACCTTGGGACTGAACCCGGGATGCCGTACCGGCAACAGAAACCATTTCCTCACCAGCCCAGGCTATGACGACGCCAACAACTTGGATGTACTGGTAGAGGCAGGCCTGATGACTCGCGGCAAGGCGCCGGCCTTCTGTGATGCTGATGACGTGGTGTACCGGGCAACGCCTGAAGGCAAGCAGTTTGCGCTTTCCAAGCTGCCACCACCGCCACCTCCGCGAAAGCAAACCAAGTTCGATGCCTACCTCGATGAGTGCGAGTGCTACGACGGATTCGCCCACTTCCTCGGGATCAACCAGCCGCAGATCCAGCAGCGCGGCATCTGGGGCAACTACGAATACCGGATGGTCCGCTACCCACGCGGTAGCGCCTACTTCGAACATCGCCGGCCTACCCGTTTCGCGCACTGGTCGCCCTACGAGACTCTTGAGGTCGCCGGCGAGTGGGCACCGACCATAAAAGCGGCCAAGGCCAGCTACAAAGAAGCGCTTCGGCTGCACCAGGCCAAGGGCCGAGCAGACAAGAAGCGCCTCGCGGCCTAACCCTCCCGCGCTGCCCGCCAGCGCCTTCCCCTATTCAACGATAACGCCTCCCCGGCGAGGAGCCGTATGGCTGCGTATTACAACGAGATCGACCCATACGCCGCGCAGTGGCTCCGCAACCTCATTGCCGCGGGCCATATCGCGCCAGGCGACGTAGACGAACGCTCGATCGAGGATGTGCACCCCGATGACCTCAAGCCTTACACCCAATGCCACTTCTTCGCCGGCGTCGGCGTTTGGTCCTATGCCCTTCGTCGCGCCGGCTGGCCAGATGATCGACCTGTTTGGACCGGTTCCTGTCCGTGCCAACCTTTCAGCGCGGCAGGCGCGGGAGCTGGGTTTGATGACCAGCGGCACCTGTGGCCACACTTCCATTGGCTCATCAGCGAGCGCCAGCCTGCAATCGTCTTTGGAGAGCAGGTTGCAAGCAAGGACGCAGAGCCTTGGCTCGACCTTGTACAAGCTGACGTGGAAGCCCTGGCGTATGCCTTCGGGGCTGTTGCGTTCCCGTCTGCGGGCGTCGGTGCTCCGCACATCCGAGACAGGACGTACTGGGTGGCCCACGCCGCAGGCCAGCGACAGCACTGGCGGAGGGCAGGCTACTCGGGCGATGGGCGAGACGCGACACGGATCAAACTTGAACGACTTCGCGATGCTGACGGGCTGGGCAACCCCGGCCGCCCGCGACTGGATCAGCGCATCGGGATCGCCGGAGTTCTTGGCGGGGCGCCTGGAGCATTCCCGGGGCAAGCCGCTGAGCGAACAAGCATTCACGCTGGTGCCAGACCACCCGGCCCGGTTAACGGCCTGTGGGCAGATGCTGACTGGCTCTTCTGCCGGGATGGAAAGTGGCGGCCAGTTGAACCCGGCACATTCCCGCTGGCTCATGGGGCTACCAGCCGAGTGGGACGTCTGCGCGCCTACGGAAACGCCATCAATGCTGAAGCGGCGACGCACTTCATAGCCGCCTTTCTCGAGACGAGCTGAGCGCCAGCTTGGCGCATGGAGACCAACATGAGCACATTCGCAGTGTTCGGCATGACCGCGAGCGCGGCACTGGCCGAAGCCAAGAAGAAGACCAGGACCACGCGTCCCAGCGGGAAGATTGGTTGCCCCCCCCGTAGACCTCTCACCTGCCGAGTGGAACGAAGCGGTCAAGCGCCATGCCGAAGCCACGATGGCTGGCGAACGGGTCAAGCAACTCAGTGCGCTATTCGATACCCCGCAGCACGCCATGCAGTTCATCGAGCTGGCCAAGCGTGCCGGCGCCTGCCGTGACCTCAAGATCCGCTGCAAAGCAGCCCTGCTCGATGAGAAGGGCAAGAAGATCCTCAACCCCAAGACCAGGATGCCCCTCATTGGCTGGGCCGACTGGACACCTGAAAGCCACAAGGCTGCCTGATCCGGAGTTACCCATGCCCACAGAAAACCGATCCAGCAACACAGAGATGGTCAGCGTCCCGCGCGAGCCTAGTGCTCAGATGCTGGATGCAGCGCGTAATGCCCCCGTCCCGATGGTGTATGTCGACTCAATGCGTGCTCGCCAGGACTTGGAGTTTTCAGCTCGCTACAAAGCAGCCATCTCCCAGTGCACGCAGCTGGCCCCGACCACCCACCCCGACCCAATAGCCTGGATGGTTGGTACTGCCTTCTGGTGGACCAAAGAAGAGGCAGAGAGAGATGCGGCGGATACTGGGCTGCCGATTGTTGGGCTGGGGCCGATGGCCGGTGTCTCGCCTGCCGAGCAGCACCAGGGCGAGCCGGTGGCGTGGCGTTATTTGGAGAGTGATGCTGAGTCTGGCGCCTATTACAAGCCAGAGTACAGCGAAAACCGCTGGCACGAAATACCAGAAAAAACTACAGAGTCTCCACTCTATCTCCACGCCGACCCTGCCGAATTTGAGCAGCTGCGCCTTGAGCGTGACGCCCTACGCAGCCAGCTTAACGCGCTGGAAGAACTGTCCAGGGATGATGAGGTTGAGCGGTTGCGCGCCGAGCTGACTGATACGCGGGAGGCTTACCTTAATCAAAGTGCGAGGCTGGTAAAAGCAAACCAGGAAATTGAGCGTCTAAAGAACCCAACGTTTGCTGACACTATCAAGAGCCCACCAGCCTGGGTACGAGCAGCCCTATCCGCCAGCGCAGAGCCGAGCGCTTTGCCTGACCCGCTCGGCTGCAACGACTGTACACATGCCGAATGCGGAAGGTTCGACGGACCGCACCAGGTAGAGTGCCGCGCCATGGCTGACAACGCTTGCGCACGCCCCGGTGCCAGCTCTTAACCCCAGAGCACATCTGTACCCCACCCCGCTGTAACCCCTCTCCACTCTATTCACTGCCGCGATATGGCGGCAAAGGCGAAGCTATGTCTCAAGCAAAGGAACGCCCGATCCTGTTCAGCGGGCCGATGGTCCGAGCCATCCTGGAAGGACGGAAGACAGTCACCCGACGCCCGGTTAAGCCAGGCTTTCCCTCTTCAGTCACCGAGGTGTTCCCCTACGCGGGCGCGCCGCATGTATGGATGCCAGCATTGCAGTCGGGCGAGCCTTGGTACGAACAGGTGCGCGAGTGCCCATACGGCCGACCAGGTGACCGACTGTGGGTGCGCGAGACATGGGGCGTCATCAGTCACGACTTCGACCAGCAGGGAAATAGGGTCGATTGGGACCCCGATCGCCCTGCGAAGGCTATCCGCGAAATGCGGTTCGGGCGCGGCTATTACTCAGGCCACATTGTCTACGCAGCAGACGGACCCTGCGAATGGGCAGGTGACGAGGATGGCGTTGGCGATCCACGGTCAGCATGGAAGCCCAGCATCCACATGCCCCGCGTGGCCGGCCGAATCCTGCTGGAGGTCACCGACGTGCGTGTCGAGCGCCTGCAGGATGGCGAGGGCGAGACGGATTTCGAAAGCCGCTACGTCCCCGAGGGCATAAACCGCATTCACCACGGCGATGGCGAACACTACTACCACCCATTCAAGAGCGATCCTGGGCCGGGAAACTGGGCCGATCCCTTCGACGCTTGGCGCGAGCTCTGGGTATCCATCAACGGGGCCGACTCCTGGAACGCCAACCCCTGGGTCTGGGTCGTCGAGTTCAAAAGGATTCAGCCATGATCCGCCTCGCCCTCTGTCTCCTGCTGCTGGCCACCGGCGCCAGCGCAAGCGAACTGCCTCGAGGCGTCTGGTCATTCGAGGACAAGCCCCGCGGCGTAGTCTGCTACGTAATGAACTCCGCCCTCAGCTGCGTGAATGTCTGGCTGCCGCAGGTGGCAGGCAAAGAGCGCCAGCTCTCCCCGCACGAAACCCAACCCGAACCTACACCCGCACTGGCGCCTGGGCGCTGGATTGATGAGAGGTATGAGCTGTGACGATGTTCATCATGGAATACCGGGTGATCGGCTACTCGCTCGCCCACGCTTTCTCTACAAACCCTAAGGCCGGCAAACGGATCTTCACCGCCAACTCTGACGATATAGGCTCTGATGACATCCTGGCCGTCATGGAGGCCGCCCGCACGCCAGAGAACACTCCCGACGGATATGAGCTGTTCTCCGTTACCGACCGCGACTCATCGCAGGTGGTGCGGCCATGAACGACCTGGTCGAAATAAAGACGGGCGACTTGGCGGGCGAAGCCCTAGGCTGGGCAGTCGGCATGGCCGAGGGCCTGGCTCTACACCTTGAGCCGCCCCAGTACGGCAACGGCTGGCGCGTGTTCGCCATCTACCGGGGTGAGGCGACTGAGCGCTGTGAGCGGTACAACCCCTGGGAAGCCTGGGCACTGGGTGGACCGCTGGTAGCGAAATACCGCATCGGTTTCGGCCTTTACTCAGACTCGTTTTTCGCCGTGATCGGACTGGATGACATTGCGGGTGACGCGGATGGCTTGACCCACTTGGTTGCGGCGATGCGCGCGATCGTCAGGGCAAGGCTCGGCGATACCGTCAGGGTACCCAAGGAGCTGATGCCGTGAGCGCCGCAGCCAAGGTGCTCGATCCTTGCAGCGCCAGCCGCATGATGTGGTTCGACAAGGAAGACCAGCGCGCCCTCTTCGGAGACATCCGCGACGAAGAGCACCTGCTCTGCGATGGCCGCGTGCTGAAGGTTGAGCCCGATGTGCTGATGGACTTCCGTTGTCTGCCCTTCGAGGCCTCAACCTTCCGCCTGGTCGTGTTCGATCCGCCGCACCTCACACGGGCGGGCTTGGACAGCTGGATGCGCGCCAAGTACGGGGTGCTCACCAGCGACTGGCGAGAGGACGTTCGTCAGGGTTTCGCCGAGTGCTTCCGAGTGCTTGAGCCCGAGGGGATCCTGATCTTCAAGTGGAACGAAACTCAGGTGCTAGTCAGCGAGCTGCTTGCTCTCACCGATGAGAAACCCCTGTTTGGCCACAAGTCCGGTAAACGCGAAAAGACGCACTGGATCACCTTCATGAAGCGCCCCGCAGCCTAACCCCTCCCCCTACTACTCAAGCCCGCCGACATGCGCGGGCATGGAGAGCTATTGCCATGACGAAACACAAGCCAGGCCCTTGGGTCATCGACGAAAAAGGCCATGAAGCAGATCCCGGGAAACTCAGCATCGTCGTTGGTGACGGCGAGTACTTCATCTGCCAGGTAGATGGGGGAATGCATCAAATGGCAAACGCAAAGTTGATTGCGGCGTCCCCTCTGCTGCTGGAAGACCTGATCGACGCTGCAGCACAGCTGCGAGCATACGAGACCCTGCACCGCGCCAAAGGCACCTCCGACAGCATGGCAAAGGCCGAGGTCAACGCCAACCTGGCCGCGCGCTTCGAGCAGACCATCGTAAAGGCTACCTCCTGACAACCTGCCGCCGCCGGCGGCGTGGAGACCATCATGTGCAAAGTCACCCTCGACGAATGGGCGCACGATCACTTCAGAACGCCGCCCAGCAGCAACACTCTTCGCCGTTGGGCCCGTGAGGGCCTGATCACCCCGGCCCCGGTAAAGCACGGTCGCAGCTACTATGTTGAGGCCGATGCCTGCTACCGGGAGCCAGAGCCGCTGCCCCGCGTTCCAGTGGGCAGTCCCCTTGTTAATCGAATTGCGAGTGCACGATATGGCGCCCAGGCCGCGTAATCCTGGATCAAAGGACCTACCGCCCAACCTTTACAGAAAGACCGACAAGCGTAACGGGGTCACCTACTACACGTACCGCGACCCCGTGAGCGATCGGATGTTTGGCCTGGGCAGCGACAAGGCAAAAGCGATCGCTGAGGCGGTCTCCGCCAACATGGCCCTGCAGGTCGCGCCGCCCACCCTGTCAGCGCGCATAGCGCCCGAACCGAGCGCGCCTGATCGGAAATTCAGCGAGTGGATCGTCGAGTACTTTGCAGACCTGAAGGACCGTGAGCTTTCAGAATCGAGCATGCGCAACCTTCGTATGCGACTGAACCGGGTCGAGAAAGCATTCGGAGAGCGCGGTATCCGCACGCTGACGACCATGGACATCGCGGATTACCTATCGACCTACGTCAAAGAGGGTAAGGCCCAGATGGCCAGGGCTATGCGCTCCTTACTGCGCGACCTTTTCATGGGGGCCATGGCCAGGGGCTGGGTCGACTACAACCCAGTCGAAGCTACCAAAGCCGCACGGGTTAAGATCAAGCGCCAGCGCCTGACGCTAGAGTTGTGGAAAGCGATCTATGAGGAGGCTGCCCAGCCATGGCTCAAGCGCGCCATGGAGCTCGCTCTTATAACCGGGCAGCGCCGCGAGGACATTGCTTCATTCGTTTTCCGGGATGAGGTGGACGGATTCCTGCAGGTCGTCCAATCGAAGACGGGGGCCAGGCTAAGGATCAGCACCAGCGTAACGCTGGAATGCATCAGCCTGAGCTTGGGTGAAGTGATACGGCGTTGCCGCGATCGGGTGCTGTCAAAGCACCTGGTGCACCACCACCGGACAATCAGCCGCGCGAAGGCGGGATCTCCCATCATGCTCGACACAATCAGCAAAGAGTTCGCCGCGGCCCGTGACCGGGCTGCAGTGAAACTTGGCCTCGACCTGGGGGCCAGCCCTCCAACCTTCCATGAGCAGCGGTCCCTGGCGGCCAGGCTACATGACGAAGAAGGTCGAGATGCACAGCGACTGCTGGGTCACCGTTCGGCCAAGATGACCGATCTATACCGTGACAGCCGTGGCGCTGAGTGGATCGATGTCGCATAA